GTGTCATCATCATGCGATACTGTCTCGCTAAACTCCGATGTATAAAATTGATCATCTCCGGAAACGCCATTAACATACGTCATTTGGAGCTCCCATGAGAAAACTTTACCTCCGGAAACATAAGGTATTGCAGTTGTTAAATTTTTAGTTATCGCCATAATAGTATTTATTACTAAGTGTGAATTAATATACAAAAAAAGCCGAGCTTAAGCTCGGCTTTTTTTGGTTAAAATTAAAGTTAATATTAACGGTACCCTAATTGTACTAATCTTCTAGTATTAGGATCAACTGCAAGATCTTGACCAGAAGCTACAACGGTCATAGTACCTTGAGCGGCAGTATAAGTTACCGTCATACCATCTGTATTTACAAGAGCGATTGTGGCGCCGTTATAAGCAGAGTGAATTCTAATTTTAGAATGATGCCCGCCACCGTCAGGTGAGTTAACATTACGAAGAGTTGCCGGAGCGTCAGGTGCGAGAATATCAGCACTTAAGTTAAACATAAGACCTACAACGTCTTTACCGTCAATTTTACCGGTTTCTATAAGTTGTACAGAGTTATTTGCTGCACTAAGTGAAAATTGTCCACCTCTACCGGCTGCATTTTGGTCGGATGGAATAGGCGCTGGGTCTCCCATTTTTGTAATATCATAGAGACCAGTATCGAAAGTTAAAGAGTAATTTGACATATTAATATTTAGTCAGTGCTAATCAATTTTTATCGAATTAGGCTTAATTTTACGTATATATACTTCACCATATACTTCTAGTTTACCCATCTCTTCTTGAAATTGCTTTTGAGACATATCTTTCCACCCTTGGAGCTTCTTGTATATCTCATCGCCTTTCTTTTCTATGAACTTTATATCATCATAGTGGTTACTGCACTCAGCGTACGGTCTAGCTTTAGCATTAAAGTGATAGAAGGTAGGTAATGCATAGCCTCCTTTACGTTTACTTGTCTCTGCTATTTTAGCAGCTCCCTGCTTTCTTTTATCAACAAACTTAAGAAATAACTTCTCTGCTGATGTCACAGTCTCTTTAAATGCTTCAATAAGTCTTAAGAACTTCATACTATTATTTAGTCTATAAGACAAAAAAGAACAGTGAGGCTTTCGCCCCACTGCTCAGTTTTATTCTCTTTGAACTTAATCTTAGAAGTATACAGACTGCGATGCAGGTGTAAACGCTTCACCAAGACCCTGAACAATTACAACGTGGTAATAGAGGTCAGCACCGAAGATGTTATCAACGACACCATAACGAGTCAGAAGACCAACGCGCGGAGCGAAGTCGTTCGGACCAATAGTTCTCTGAACCATGACTGGAATGTATGGGCAATAGATGATACCGGTATCGTAGAATTCTGGTCCCTTGTATCCAAGGAGAGCATATTCAATCGATGTTGTACCAGAGTAGCTTTGGCCGAAGCCTCCACGTTGTACTTCAGTACGGGTATCACGGTAAATACTAAATCTTCCGCCGAGCGAACCGATTTTAGCGATTCCAACAGGCTGTGTGTTAACGTCACCCTGTACAGGTACCCACTGGAATTCAGGGAGCATCTCAAGGATAGCGCAAACTTTTGGTGTTGCAACTACAAAGTTGGCAGCACCACGTCTGTTACGAACGGCAATACGGTTAGCTTCGATAATAAGTTTCTGATAGAAGTCGCGGTTACGTTCTACGAGCCAGCGTCCATCAGCAGATGCAGGACTCCAGAAGGAGTATCCTTGTCCGCTGGACCCATTAAGGGCAGATTGGATCATTCTCATGAGCATTTCACGGTCAATCTCAGCTTGGATCTCATACGACATAGCGTTTGTGATCTCAGAATCGATATCAATTCCGTTCATGTTCTTGAGGTCTTGCTCAAGCTCAACAGACCAACGAGCTCCAAGTCTACGAGTTCCAGCTTCAACAGCTGTCTTCTCGAATTTGACTTCGACCTGTGGAATGTTACCGGTGATCTCAAATGCAGAGAGGATCTGGGCAGTACCCCTATCTTCTGTTGCAAAGGACCAATCAGCGTTACCAGTGAGTTGTGCAGAAGATGTACCAGTAAAGCGGGTATCAAGTAATTGATATCCAAGTTCATCAGCGTTGAGTCCTTCGGACCCTTGGTATGTGTCACCAAGTCCGTTTCCGGTTCCGGTTCTGGCGTCTCCGCCGTCAATACCGGTTCCAAGATCATCGGATTGGTATGCATAACGTAAAGCAAATGCAAGTCCAACAGGACCAGACATTGGCTGAACGCCTACAATCTCATTAGTAATAAGCTCAGGGAACGTACGACGAATCATCGGGATTAAGACTTTTGGAAGACGTGCATCTTGAGGTGCGTATGTATCACCGGAAGAAGACTGACTTGCAGGGTTGAAGATTGTTCCTCCCTGAGCAGCTGTTCCTAGTGATCCGCCACCTGTTGAATTACTCTCTTCGATACACCATTTTTCTTGGTTCTCAAGAAGAATAGCAGTATTTAAGCGAGTAGTATCGTCTTCGATAGCCTTAACGCTATCAGAAGAATATTCAAGAACTGGTGCCCACTTCTCAAGAAGTGAATCAGCTCTATTTCTATCTATAAATGATTGTGGTTTATTCATAATTTTATTATTTCTTTCTATTTTATTCGACCTTCATGGAGACTAGCTCCAGGTTGTTCAGGCACCGTATGCCTCATTGTTCAGGGTGAAATTCTACTTCATACGATTTAGCTCAGCTAAATACGGGTTTGAAGTTGACGTATCAATCTTTTCCTCTACAAGCTTAGGTGCATCAGCTTTAACTGTGCGCTTTGTAAAGGCTTCCTCTTTAATAACATCGATTCTCTCCTTCTCTTTCTTATCAAAGAGTTTAGCAGTGTATTCGAAGTTTTCCTCAATAAATTTAGGTGCCTTATCACTAAGTACCTTACGTAAATATTCCGCTTTCTTATCTGAAAGTTTAGCGGTCTTTGATTCAATTAGTAAATCAGCTTTTGTCTTATTATAAGCTTCTTTAAGAAGTTTGTTCTCCTTTTCAACAGTATTAAGCTTCTCACTTAAAGAATCAATCTGTGTCTTACCATCCATAACAGCATCTTTAACCGACTCACTCATAAGTGAAGAGTCAACAGCAAGTACTTGGCGAAGATTAGATAAAACATGCATTGCTGTCTTGTTCTGAGTAGCTTCTAAAATAGCATCTGCAGGAATTGACTCCTCGATATACTCTTCTAAGTAATCAGAAATAGACTCAACCAAGCTTTCTTTGAAAGTAGAAGCGCTAGAGTTAATATCTTTTTCGTATTTGTTAATAACAGTAATTAATTTTTCTGCATTGTTACGATCAACCGCTTCAACTACTCTCTCGAGCTTAGAAGTGTGATCCTTATCAATTGCACCTACTAATTCTTGTAGCTTTTCAGCATACAGTTCGTCTTGTTGAGCTAAAGCTGCTTCTACGGATAACGTGACTTTATCTTTAAGGGCAGACTCGATAGTATCAATAGACTCTTCAGTAAGAACTTCGGTGACGCTTTCTGGTAGTAATGTATTTTCGCTCATATTAGAAAAGTGGTTTTTCGGTTGCGTTATTGATTCTTGTTTCAATTTTATCCTCAACAGCGCCTTGTAAATATTTATGGGCTGAAGCGTAATTTTTATCAGAAATAGCTGATATAAAATTAGCTATCTTGCTTTTAGTAGTTTTGACACTCTTTCTTTCTTGTGACATAATATTATTTATAAGTAATTTTAAAGATTCTTAATAAAATTCATAAACCTCTCACGTAAATATGTGTCAACATCTTTCCGCGGTAGAGTTTTAATTGATTCCTCGAACTTATCGTAAATTTCTTCGTAACTACCATCTTGTGCTAATACATATTGCTTAGACTCTAAAATGCCATTAACAAAAGCACTAGAATATGATGGATCTGCAACACAGTCAACAGCTACAAGCTTTAAGTTACGAACTGTATTATGATTAGTACCTTCTTCTAATGAACCCAAGGCTCTAGAAGACATACCTAATTTAACTCCATCATTAATTAATGATCGTACAACCTGACCGCAAGGAGTAGAAAGCACTTTTGACTTACCATAAAAAATATTTCCGTCTTGTGTTAACTCGGTTACCATATGACAGGCGCGTTCTAAGTCAACGTCTGCAGAAGATGGATGGTTTAATTCACCCATAGCACGACCTGGTATAACCATCTCCTCATTATAACGTGCAACTTCTCGCTCTAATTCTTGTCTAGGGTAAAGTCTATTGTTACGATTAACACCTTCGGCCATCATATATGGGCCCTTTATAAAAAGGTTTGAAGGAGAGTTCTTATTTGTCTCCTCTTCGATAATTTCAAAGTTATCGATTACATCAGGATTTTCTACAACCAGGTTAAGTTTAAGAGCCATACATTTATTTAGTCGACCGCACTATAAAAGCTCTTTTTCAGTTACTATTATAAAGGAAAGACCACGTTTTTTACTATATTTTCGTGCAGCTTCCCACTTAGCCTGGTTTATAACATAAGCTTTCTGCTCATATATAAGATGTTGCTTCTTTCTATACTTGGTTTGAGGTGGTTTGGTTTGTTTGGATGGTTTAATTTCCACCAAATATTTCTTAATAGTATCACCCTCCTTAATAACTACATAGTTATCTACGTAGTATCTATGCATTCTACCGTCCAATGGACTGTAATATGGAACAATTACATTCTCACTACCCCATTTTATAACATTTTTATTGTTATCGCAGAATCTAAAAAACTTTAACTCTAAACCTGACCGGTAAGTAGCTTTAGAACCTATAAACTTGCCCTTATTCTTAGGTACAAACTGACCTTGTCGCCATTTTTTCGCTGCCATTACCCTACAATAAACATAGTTGGATCATTATCACCCATACCTGGTGAAGCTCCTTCAAGAAGCTTCTGTTCAAGCTCTGCTTTTCTAGTAGTACCTTCTTGAAGTAAGTCGGAATTAAGAGCTCCACCACCCAAAAGACTAACACTACCGAACTTACCACGAACTCTACCTATAGTAATCATAGATAACGCTAACGCGTATTCGTAAACCCATTGCTCCTTTATAACATCACGCAAAGCGCGCTCAACATAACATGATATAACACCGTAAAATTTATGATTTTTAGGTTGTGGATACATTCTAAGATACTGCGTTCTATCATCAAACTTTGTATCACGTTTGGTTGCTAATACCTTCTCCCTAGTATCCATCCACTCTTTCATTGTATACCACGAAACTAAATCAAAACCATAATTACCTAATGCATAGCTAAAATATGTTTGCTGCGCTAAAGTTTGCTCTAATGTAAATAAAGTATTAATACCGGTTGATGAACCTTCTTCAAAGTCAGTAACAGCAATTACTTTTCTATAATCCATTACATCATAATCATATACATTCTGATATGTAAAGGCGTCGGAAGCTGAACCTTGATACGATAACGTCTTTCTTGCATTTTCGGTAAATGAGCTAGATAGAGTGTTACTGAACGCTGTAATAGAGTCGTATAAAGTCTTATCAAACAGCTCAAATTGTGCTATACCATCAGTAAAGGTAGCAGATAAAGCGGATGAACTAGCAAATGTTGAACTTAGAATGGGGGTAGTAGCAACAAATACTGTTTCAGCTGTTTCTGCATAAAACTCTGGACCTGGTCCTAGTGGATTAGTACCTGCTACTTTTTTAGCATTAGTATCTAAATCAGTGTTAGTAAGTGTATATAATAAATCTAAACGTATACCTTTATTTGTTTCATATAAACCAGAATCAAATATAAGATACTCTTGAGTATAACCAGCGTACTTTGTAAAATATTCTGCAGCAATTTGAATATTCTCTCTCAATTGATCGGTATGTATCTCGAGTGATACTAGAGGATATCCTAACGATCTTTTTATTCTATCACCTAATCTATCAAATGTTTCAATCTTATTGTTAAGATTGGTAGAAAGAAAAGCAGAGAGAGGTGTAATTTCACATGCTAAAGCCATACTATTATTTAGTCATATAAAAATAAAAAGATAGAAGAAAAAAATATGCTTTGTATTAAATATTGATATGGCACTTTCAGCAACAGTAGTCCCTCCCGTAACTGGCGGTCACATGTCAGCAGCATACCTTTCTACATTCATGACAGCAACAGTACCATCTGGTGGTACGTTGATACAAATTCTTGAAACTGGTCCAAGAATGGTATTAATCTTTGATGATGGTAATTAAAAATTAAACTTCATCAACGGGATCAACCGCCTCAGGAGCTTCTGCTTCTGGGGCTTCCCCTTCTGCTGCTGGACCTCCGCCAAACTCTGGTACTGCACCACCACCTCCAGCGGCAACACCACCACCTTCTCCACCTACAGCAGCTTCACCTTCACCTGCTAGATTACCGGCTACCATCTGCTCTTTCCAAGTTGGTCCCGCTGCTTGTATTTGACCAAGCTCCCATTGCATTTCAGCATCCTTACGAAGAAATTCTCTGTTAGCGAGAATATCTTTATCTTTCCAACCCAGGTATTTTTTCTGGGCGTATGTTGTAGATACAAATTCATTTGAAGCGAGATTGTTAAAGTTAGCTGCCTTAAGCTCTAATCGCTGACTCTCTCTTAACTCAAAGAAGTTAGTAGGTACATTAAAGTTAACGTCTAAATTAAGCTCGTTAAGATCATACTTATCCCACATATCTCTTAGCTTGAGATGAGTTATGAATCCTCTTTTAATACCTGCAGCAAATCTCTGCTGCTGTCTAATAACAAACTTTGCAAACTTTAACTCTTCACGTAAAACTGTAGATTGATCAACTGTACGATCTTCTGGATCAATCCGCGTAGCTGGTACTTTAAGCGCTCTATAAAGCTTCTTAATAAAGTACATTAAATCACTAAGCTCGCCTAAATTCGCACCGCCTTGTAGCTGATTAACAGAAGTTCCTTCTGATCCTTGACGCTTTGCAAACCAAAATGCATCGAGCATAGATTGTGGGTTAAACTTTTTAACAACATCAGTCTGATCTATATCAAACGTCTTACGTGACCAGTAATTTTGAATAAGCTTTCTTAAATAAGCCTCAGCTTTTGGTGGAGCCATATTACCTACATCCACATTAAATACTAAACGTTCTGGCGCTCTAACAAGTCGGTAAATAACAATCGCGTCCTCAATAAGAGATAACTGCCTATAAGGTCTTCGTGCGTTTTCTAAAAACGGTACAGCGAAGTTTTTTGTCTCATTATAAACTCCGGAGTTAACATACACAACCTGATTTGCATCCATAGGTATGAATTCATACTTTTCTACCTTATCTGGCTGAGTTTGACTAAAAATAGGCTTCTTATAAATATAACCTTTTGTTATCATATTCTGTATATTATTATATACAGGATCGATAATTTCAGATGGTATGTTAACAACCCCTAACGCGCCTTCTTTAGTGTAATCTTCGTGTAATATTAGCTCAAAGAATACTTCACCTTCAACAAGTAACTGTCTAAAGTACTGCCATCCTTTTGTTTTGAGATCAAAGAAGTCAATAAATTTACTAAACTCGTCTTCAATTTCGCTCTTTTCATCAACACTTAAATCAATATTATCAAATAGTAATTTAGCAGCATGACCTGATTCATCTATGTTAATTGTTTCATCGCAAATCTCATCTAGAGCATCAGAGCACTCAGAGTAAGCTGCCATTACCCTATAATCACGCAATCTACCACCTTTATTTTCATCAAGGCTGGCGTACATAACATCTGAAAAAGAAGTATCTTTTCCAAAGTCACCTATGGCCATATTATTATATGGATTGGAAGCAGATACAGATGTTTTAGCTAGAGCTTCTGCACGCCGAGTACCAGCTTTGTGAAAATATTTATACTTTGGATTTAAGCTTTCACCTTCATCCAAAGAGCTAGTATATGGCAAACGATTTTGAATATACTGAACTAGGTTTCTACCGAAAGTAGAACCACGCCCGTCATTGCTTACGTATGATTTATTTTGATTTGGTGAAGTGTCGGCCATTGCTATTATTTATTCTGAGGTGAAGTAGAACCCAGCAATAGATTGTGTAGAACCCCAACCGGCTGGATTTTTAATTATTATATCAAACTTACCATCCCCTGAAAGAGCTGGTATAGTTATATTCATTACATTATCTGATAGGATCGTGAAATTGCTACTAGGTAATAAGAACCCAGATGCAGTTCCTGTATATGTAGTATCAATCGCTGTAAAATTATTTGTTAACGTTTCGTTGTTTGAACTTAACATAACAAATTGCGTCTTGTTGAAGTTCTCGCCTAATATGTTATAGTTGTATAGATTTAAACCAGAAACAGATCTATTTATAGTTCTCGGCTCGTTAGTCTCTAACTGAGAGCCTGTTGTATTATAGTATATATTTGTAATATTTGGTATAGCAGATAATGTAAATGTATCTATATCAACAACACTAGATAAATCATTAAAAAAGCTACTATAATCTAAACTAGATATAGGTTGATTAAAATTAAAATTAGGAGATGAATTTATAAAATTATTTTCAATAAAGTAAATTGGTTTTGTAGGTTCGTTCCTATCTCTAAACAACCAACCCTTTATTGTGAAAGTTGTATCTGCTACAGCTCTAAATTTTTCGCTATAACTTAACTCTGTTGGCGGAGTCATAGATATAGTTTGGTCCCACTCTACCTCCGTTCTTATCTCATTTATATTACCAGTATCAGTTGGCTCTTGCCATGTTATTACAATATATGGATTAGAATACGGTATAAAGTTAGTTATAATCTGTTCTAAATCTTGCATATACCTACAAAGAATAGACATTTTAACAGATAAATTAACCGGGACGGGCATATGCACCTTTGTATTATCTACATCATTAATATAATTATGTATATTATTTATCTTATTAAAAACTCTCTTATCATCATAAGCAACTGACGCTAAATCTATCGTTACAACAGGTAATGTTATATTCTGAGCTTTGTTAACAATATCATACATCACTCTCTGCTTAGGAGCGAAGACATATCTAACCTCTACCTCTTGCTTTGCATTACCGTTTTTATCGTAACGCTTAATTACTGTATCGTCAAATGCAGCAACAAATTGAGTTAGCAAATCTTTAATCTCAAAATTGTAAGTATACTTTTTCAAACCTTATATATATTTATGAGCAGAGCCCGCTTTACTAATTAAACCTATCTAAAAAGTAAGCAGGTAACTTATGTTTACTCTTTAGAATACTCTCAACAATAGTTGCATCTAGTATATACGTAATGCAATAATCTTTCGATGACCTAACACCACGACCGCAAGATTGTATAAGCGAGCAGAGCATCTTGTTTTGATACCAATCAAAATCATCTTTCATTAATCTCTCAATCCTTGTATCTTTGGTAGGTAAAAAAGGCGCCTTCATTATAATCTGAAATCGGGCTAGCTCATCCCGTAGATCAACGCCATATGACATCGACGGTGATATCAATACAGTACTATCTTCGGAGGCATAATGCTGTTCGAGTATATCTTCGTTACGTACACCCGGTTCGCGATATAAGAATCTATCTCCATAAAGTTGTTTAGATAACGCACTTGTGATTACATTGTTATGAGTATGAATAATACCTTTATCATCTTTATGATGTTCGCATATTTGTTTTACTATTTTTATTACATGCGGTAAATTCTTCTGCATGTTGTAATAGTTTAGTTTATATTTAGAGTTACATACAATCGGAGCCTTTTCAGCACTGAAATTAGATTCAGCTTCAACGTATTTAAATCGCTTAACACCTAACGTTTTACAGAAGTTAGCTGGATCGATAATAGTAGCTGACATCAAGATAACTTTATCTGCGTAATCAAATAATCTATATGAAAGCCTATCGACCTTGAGAGGCATAAATGTAACACCCTCCTTATCCTTTTCAAATACATATTCTGCTTCACTCCATGAATCAATAATTAATGTAAGCTTGCCGTGAAGGTTTCTTAGTTTAATTATCTCACTCTTAAGATCAATAAGTATTCGTTTGTTACTAGTATCTTTTTTATTAGCTAATATTTCCTTCAGCTCATCAATCTTTTCCTCTACATCAACAGCTAGAGTATTTAACCACTTTTCACCTGATCTTGTTGACACGTAAGGAATGTAATCGATATCTGATTTACGCAAGAACCCGTAATCTATTTTACAAGTAAATTCTTTTACTAACTGATCCTCTAATTCTGATGCTTCATCACAAATAATAAACTGCCGCTTCTTAAGATGTTCAGGCAACGAAAAGAACATACTATAGTTAAGAGTATTAAACTTTGATACTAATGCTTTATTACGCTGCTCATAATAAGGACAGCTGTTTTTAGCCCAGCATTCATCTTTAAGACGGGGTAAATGTAAGCATGGCGCTAAGTC